ACTGTACTGATGATGGTTGTCCTAGTTTTTTCTTAGGATCTAAATCAATAACGGAAATAAAAGAATAGAATGCAAAAAGCAATATTACAAATAAGAGATGAAGTAAATGTAAGGTTTGAAGGCTTAGATGTCAGCACACGAAGAAAAATATCTGACAAACTAAAGTATTTTGTACCTTATGCTTATCATCTACCAGCATATAAACTTGGACGTTGGGACGGGTTTATTAGATTTTGTGATATTGGCGGAAGAACATATTTAAATTTAATTGATAAAATACTACCTTTGATTGAACAGCAAGGGTATGAAATAGACATTCAAGATAATCGTAAAGAATACGACTTTGTGTTTGATAAAATTGACAAAGATTATCTCAGTGACATTGTATGGCCTAAAAGCCATACACATGAAGGACAAAAAATAGAATTAAGAGATTACCAAGTACAAGTTATAAATGATTTTATAAACAACCCACAATGTTTACAAGAAATTGCCACAGGTGCAGGTAAAACAATTATTACTGCTAGTTTAAGTAAGCTGTGTGAACAATATGGAAGAACAATTATTGTTGTTCCAAACAAATCATTAGTAACACAAACTGAACAAGATTACATCAATGTTGGATTAGATGTTGGTGTATATTATGGCGAAAGAAAAGAGTTAGGACGTCAGCATACTATTTGTACTTGGCAAAGTTTAAACAACTTAAACAAAAAAACTAAAAAAGATGAAGCTGATTTTCCTATAGAAGAGTTTTTAAAAGACGTAGTATGTGTTATGGTAGATGAAGTACACATGGCTAAAGCAGACGTATTAAAACAGTTACTAACAGGACCATTTGCAGGTGTACCTATTAGATGGGGACTAACTGGAACAATACCAAAAGAAGAATATGAACAAGCAAGTCTTGTAGCAAGTTTAGGTGCAGTTATAAGCAAGTTGAGTGCTAGTGAATTGCAAGAGAAGGGTGTATTAGCAAATTGTCACGTTAATGTTATACAAACACAAGACGTACAAACGTTTAGAGGATATCAAGAAGAGTTAGCTTATTTGACTACTAACACAGATAGATTAAAATTTTTAAGTAACCTTGTAGAAGAAATTAGAAGTGGAGGTAATACGTTAATATTAGTTGATAGAATTAAGTCAGGTGAACAGTTAGCTGAATTAATTCCTGGTTCAGTTTTTATTCAAGGAAAAACTAAAATGGAAGATAGACAAGAAGAGTATGACGAAGTAGCTACAGAACAGTTTAAAGTTTTAATTGCAACATACGGAGTTGCGGCAGTAGGTATTAATCTACCCAGAATATTTAATTTGGTTCTAATGGAACCTGGCAAGTCTTTTGTAAGAGTAATACAAAGTATTGGTAGAGGAATTAGAAAAGCAAAAGACAAAGATCATGTACAAATATGGGATATAACATCAGCTTGTAAGTTTTCAAAAAGACATCTTACAACAAGAAAAAAGTTTTACAAAGAGGCAAATTATCCGTATACTATTAACAAGGTAAATTTATAAATTATGAAAATATTAACAACAGACAACAACTATTATAATCTAAATAGGGTACCAGAACAAGGTGATGACATTCAGTATTGTGTGTTAGACACAACTAATACTAAAAACATTGACTTCTTTTTTATTCCATTAATTTTTATGGAGACGTTTAATGCTCCAAGTATGATTATGGAAGTAGGTCCATACACTGTACAAATGCCAATTGATTATAGTATTTTGGTTATTGAAAGAGAATTAGGACAATGTGAAATGGTACCGTTAACAAGTTTAAATGATAGAGGTTTTGAAGCATTGGTTATCAATCCATTAACATCAAAAATAGTTGATAGCCATGAAATTAAAATAGTAAATGTATTCCAAGATGTCAGATGGTATATGCCAAAATTAAAACATGGACATTTATTAGCAGTACCCGTTGAAGAAAAGAAACAACCACAATGTTTATTCTTTGCAAAAGATATAAATCAAATACCAGATGTACTTGAAACAGGAAACATTCTATGACGAAACCTACTATAAATTTAAATCAAATGTTAACAGCAATAGATGTTGGTAATAATGATTTTTATAGTAATTTAGATAGTGAACTTAAAAAAGCATTTTCACCTTATGTGAGCATGAGATTTACTTCGACTGTAAAGTCAAATAAAACATCACAGGAAAACCATATTGAAAATGTTAATGAGTTTTGCAACAAACATTTTAGCACAGTACAAAAGCACGGTGATGATAGTTTGCTATTTTGGAAACTATTATGCTTATCCGGATCAGGCAAAAAACAATTTCACCCATGGTTAAAAGCACCAAAAGGAAAAAGAAAAAGAACTAAAATACTTGACTTCTTACATGAATGTTATCCAAACTACAAGAATGATGAAATAGAATTATTGAACTCGATACTAGATAAAAAAGAAATAAAGCAGTTAGCAAAAGATTATGGAATGGATGATAAAGATATTAAGACGTTAATAAAATGAGCTATGAATGTAAATTTTGTAAAAAAACATTTGGCAGTGAAAGAACACTGTTAAGTCATCTTTGTGAACCAAAAAGAAGATGGAATAATAGAAATGAAAAAAATGTACAATTGGCTTTTAGATGTTTTCAACACTTTTGGAGAGTCACAGCAACCAATATGAAAAGTGAAAAAACATATGACGACTTTATGACTAGCAAATACTATCTTGCTTTTGTCAAATTTGCAAATTATATAATGGGAGTTTATATTGCTAATGTTGAAAGTTACATTGAGTGGCTTTTAAAACAAAGAACACGTATTGATAAATGGAGTAGTGACGAAGTTTATGAAGCATATATTAAAGAGTTTAACTTTAGAGAAAGTGTTGACAGAGCAGTTGAAAGAACAGTATTGGAACTTCAAAAATGGAGTCAAGATACAAGCAAACCATGGAACAGTTTCTTTAGTCAAGTATCACAACCACGTGCTATACAAATGATTAGAGCAGGCAAAATATCTCCATGGATATTATATAACAGTCAAAGCGGATTACAATGGCTTGAATCTTTGAACGAAGAACAGATGATTATGATCAATGATTATATTAATCCAAATGATTGGGGACAACGTTTTAGTAATAGTCCAGAAGATGTAAAGTTTGTATTAGACTTAACAAAGAAAGCAGAATTGTAATGAATGAAGATTTAGTTAAAACAATGGCAAAAGCAATGACAATACAACAAAGCACAAACAAGTCACTTAAAAAACAATGGAGAGACTTAGATATGCAATTACAGTTAACTGAAAAAGAATTATTCAAACACAATTTAGATACTATAAGTGGTTTAATATCAGAAGTTGAAAATTTTAAAGCAAGAATACATCAATTGGAAACATATGGCGGTGCCGCAAAAAATAGAATGGAACAATATATTTCTGAAAACGAAGAAGTAATGAAAGAAATTAAAAAGAAACTAGATGAATAATATAGCTAAAACAGATATTGATATTGATACTAAGAATCGAGATGATATTCTTAATCTCATAAAACATATACCAGCAAGTATCATTAATGAAAAAGAATCTAAAAAACACAACACTGGAGTATATGTTACAGACGTGCCAGTTAATCCTTTTATAGAAGCATCTAACATTGATTATAAAGAAGCAGAAGATAGAGGATATTTTAAATTAGATATATTAAATGTTGGTGTGTATGAAAATGTAAAAAATGAAACACATCTTGTAGAGCTAGTAACTAAAGAACCAGATTGGAGTTTATTAGAACACAAAGAGATAGTAGAACAACTGTTTCATATACATAATCATTTTGATATTGTTAACACACTAAAGCCAAAGTCAGTAGAACAGTTGGCATCAGTGTTGGCAATTATTAGACCAGCAAAGCGACATCTAGCCAAACAAAATTGGAATGAAATAGAAGTTAACGTTTGGAAAAAGCCAACAGATGGCACATACTTCTTTAAAAAAAGCCATGCTGTTGGATATGCAATGGCTATTGTTTTACAGCTAAATTTACTTACTGAACAAGCCAAAACTGAGTAAATATACGTATGCCAGAAGTTAAAGATAGAAAAAAGATTGAAGATACTCTCTCCAAAGAGTATAGTGCAGGATTTGTTACTGACGTAGAAAGTGATACTTTTCCGCCAGGTATTAACGAAGAAATTGTAACTAGAC